CTTTTCCCTTCCTTTATACAGCTACTCACAACCGGCGATCGTGATCCCGGATGCTGTGAGTCACCACGCCCCAAACCTCGAAGTGGTCACCCTCCATGATGTACCTGGACGGGAACTTGGGTTTGTCCGGTACCAGCACCACCTGGCGGTCACGGATCATCATCCGCTTGCAGGTGGCATCTCCGTTCAGCGCGGCGATGATGATGCTGCCTGACTTTGGCTCAGCCAGGCGATCGACTATCAGCAGGTCACCGGTGTAGATGCCGGCGCCCTGCATGCTGTCGCCCTCCACCTTGACCAGGTAGACGTTGGGTGCGCGCAGTTGGAGCAGATCGTCGATGGAGACCTGCAGGTGGTCCGTTTCTGAGGGTATGGTTGAAGGCATGGTGGATGGCCGATAACTGTATATAGATACAGTATCTGGTGACTTGGCCAAATGTGGCAAGCACCGGCCGGCGGCCTAATGCAGTGGCGGCAGCTCCTTGCCTCGCGCCTTGGCCACGGCCCTGAGCTGATAGTCGGATACAGCTTGGAAAAGGGACTCGGCCAGCAGGCGCAGCCGCTCGACCTCCTCCGCCGGCGCGTCATAGTCTTGAGCCTGGTGATACTCCCGCATGGCGTCGATGGCCTGCTGAATCAGAGGCTAGCCGGCCTCGACCATGCCGATGAAGGTGCGCTTGTCCATTCCGGTGACCTGCTCATTTGGTCAGGCCATTATAGATGGACTCGCACGCCAGGCCTGCTATTCGGCTTCGCTCAAGCGCTGCTGCGAGGTCACCCGCCATTCGGTCAGCTTCTTCAAGCAATCCCCCGAGCACCACGACGGCAGAGGTTCCTGCCTGGCGCTGCTGGGTAGCGATGGTGTCGCAGGTGGCTCGGTGGCCGTCGCGCAGTCGATCGATTTCACCCCGCAGCCCACCAGCAGCAGACTCAGCAGCAGCGGCGCGGCCCTGGGCCAGTTCCAGTTGTTGTCGTGCACTCTCACCCTCCTTGTCCGCCACGGCTTGGCGGCGCTGTTCTTCGGCTCTGGCCTGGGCCGCGGCGCGCCTGTCGCGCTCAGCTACCTGCAGGCGGTAATCTGACAGTTCGGTTCGGGCCTGGGCCGTATCGCCTTGGGCGACCACCACGCGGTACTGCTGGCCGCCGGCCACGAGCACCAGAGCGATCAGCCACCAGCACCAGGCCGGTACCGCGCCGAGCCAGTTCAAGCTGCCTCCAGAAACAGATCCCGCTCAGCAGCCCGCCGGCGGACCAGACCGGCCAGCACCTGCCCGCCTGCCTTGTTCCAGCGCGGGAACTGCTCGGCAGCGGCTGCGTAGTTGCCCGCATTCAGCAGCCGGCGGAGCGTGGACGACTCAAGATTGGCCGCGCCCAGGTTGTAGGTGAAGCTCATCAGGGCATCCCACTGGTTTTGGTTCAGCGGCACTGTTACCAGGCGCTGCACTTCTGGCTCGAAGCGCTGCACGTCGTTCAGCAGCATGCGTTCGGCCTGTTCCTTGGTGATCTTCATCCCCGGCTTAACGCCACGGGTGGTGCCATAGCCGATGGTCCAGACGCCGACAGAATCCTGATAGGCCTGCAGGCGCAGGCCCTCGAATGACTTGATGAGGCTCAAGCCGCGTTGAGATGTGCGCATTGGGTTTTCTCCAGACTAAAAAGCCCGCTCAAGGCGGGCGCGGGAATAGATACGCTATGATCTGGCCATCACAAATGGAGTGGCCTAGATGAAAGAGCTATGGACGGGAATGGCGCTCGCTATGGCCCTGAGCGGATGCGGGACCGTGCGCACGATGACAGATGAATCAAAGGCCGTGGATGAACTGGCGAAATGGCAGACCAGTTGCCACACGATTCCTCGGGCGTATAGTGGCGTCTTTTATCAGTTTTGCAACTTGAACAGTCCTCCTCGAACAGGCCCGCATTGGGCAACATTCCCGATCCTGCTCGACATGGCAGCGTCGGGAATCGTCGACACCCTTGTTCTTCCTTACACCGGCTATCAGCAGTACAGGCAAGGCAATGTGCCTATTCGTAGGCTGGAATATTGAGGGCACTGATTAGGTCGTGGTGATCCCGGCCAGATTAGATCAGGCGGCCGGGGCTTCCGGCTCCGGCGCTGCTGCAGGCTCCTTCGCAGTGATCGATACCTTGGCGCTGTAGTCCTTCAGCACCTGGGCCACGCATACCTGCGCGGTCGGGAACTGGTTCAGGATCTCGCGGGCTCGGGCGTCGGCCTCCTCCTGGGTGGCGTAGCGAGTTTTGTTGGCAACTTCGTAGTCATTGCTCAGATTGATGGCGACAAATGGCATGGGTAAATCTCCAGGCAAAAGAAGCCCGCACGATGGCGGGCAATGGGTAGTTGGCTTGGATTCAAGCCTTGGGGTGTTGCTGCTTGATCTGCTGCAGGGTCGAGAAGAACGGCTCAGCCTTGGGCATATGCCCTTGATTCATCGCGTGCCACAGCATGTCCAGTTGCTCCTCCACCGGCGGGTACTCGGCCGCACGGCGCTTGGTGTGGTCGCTCTTATGCTGAACCATGACGGTGTAGATACCCGGCGCCGAAAATCCCAGCTCGATGTCACTGCCGTCAGCGGTGTAGGTTTCCCTCTCGATGTTGACGGCGGCACCTTCGTGCACCCCCTTCAACCAGAGCCCTTGGAGAACCGCCCCCATCTGGGGACGCTCCTTGAGCATTTGCCCCATCACGAAGTGATCGGCCGGCCTTGCCGGTGTGGCCACCTGGATGAAAGGCCGGTCGGTGTTGAGCCTGATGATCTGCTTCCCGTACTCGGGCGGGCAGCTGACGGCAAATACGATCCGGCCGTCAGGCTCATAGGCTGCGAAGTGTCCAGTGTTGCTCATCGTTTGGTTCCCATCGCAAAGAGGTTATGATTTCTCACGCCAACACCCGTGTTCTCCCCCCACCACTTCACAGTGATGACGAAAAAACCCGGGCCAACGCCGATTGATCCCATCAGGTTAGGGAAGCCATCTGCCCAGTCGCCGCCACCTTCCGCGATCACCAAGCCGTTGATATCCATCTGGAATTGGTACTTACGGATACCACTGCCAAACCCTTGGTAGCAGCTGTACTGGGCCGTGATGAAACCGCCCTCGTCCATTTGCACGCCGACAGCGACCAGGTTTTGCCATTGGCCTACCCCCGCACCCAGCACATTTCCGGGGCTGCTTGCCGATACCGGCACAGTGACAGCGTTCCCACGAATGCGCAGCGTGTCGATTTCCGCCACACCGATCTTCGCGGACGTAATTGCACCATTGGCGATCTTGGCGTTGATGATGCTGCCATCACGAATGAAGGCATCATTCATGAACACCTGGCCGCCTTGAATCGCAAACGGGCTGACGTAACCATTGCCGGCGGCGTTGATTACCGCGAACTGGTCCGCCAAGACGGCCACGACCGACTGCAGCACACCATTCTGGTTCTGAATGCCTACTCCAATCCCACCGAGCGCATAAACTCCGCTTTGCGTAACTGCAACCTTGATCGAGAACTGAGCGTTGACCCGATTATTCAATCCGGTCTGCGCGGTACTGATCTGCTGTACCGAAGCATTGGTGGCCCCCAAAGACGATTGGGTGCTCTGAATTTGCTGACTGAGTGCTCCATCAGCATCGCTTCGGGCCTTGGCTTCGTTCTGAATCGCGGCGTTGGCATCGCCTACGGCGGTGTACAGCCCGTCCGTACGCTTGGCCTCCGACTCGATCCTCGTTCCTTGCTGCGTGACCTTCGTGTCGAGCGAGGACAAAGCGGTTGCCTGCCCGGCGGCCTGCCGCGTCGACGTGCCAGGAATGAAAGCAGACGGAGCGGTCGACTCCCCTATTTTCTCCTCGAGCATGAAGCCGTCGAACCAGGTGGTCCCCGCAGCGGCACCAGCTTGGGTATACAGCACAACGCTAGCCGGACCTGCTGCTGCAGCTGGAACGGTGATCACAGTACTCACGCGGGATAGGTTGGTGCCTACGTTCACGCTCGAAAGCGCTACCTCAACCGCAGATCCATCGCTACTCTGGTAGCGCAAACGAATTGCTACACCGTGCGCAGCGCTGCCCTTTGCCCAAGCTGAAAAAATGTACTGCCGGCCTGCGGTCAAGCGCAGGGTGTAATCTGTTGCACTTGCAGCCAGGTACAGCCAGGCGGAACCCGACGGCGAGTCCGCCTTGAGCAGGTAGCCCGAGTACGCCGCGGCATCCTGCTCGCTCGACAGCGTCAAGGTCGAGGCCTTGTGCATCGAAGGTAGCGCGACGGTAAACGCGGCGTACTCAGCCGGAATCAGATTGCTGCCAGTTCCACCAACTGCGCCGATCTGGCTGCTCAAGCGGTTGACGCTGTTGCTGGCCGCCGTCAGACCGGTTTCTGTCGCAGCAACCCGACCCGATAGCGTGTTCACCGCGGCCGTACTGGCCTTGGTCGCAAGGCCGCTGGAAGTGCTGTTGACGGTGTTTTCCAGCGCGGTGGTGCGACTGGTTGCGCTGTCGATCTTGCCGGCCTGCTGGCTTACCGCAGAACTGAGCGCATCCACCGCTGTGGACGTCGCACTCTGGTCGGCGAGCACTACCTGCCCGTTATCGCGCCACCCCGTCATCACCGCGCTCAGCTCGAACTGGGCACGATCCACCTCCATGAAGGCTGTGCTGATCGTGCTGGTACCGTAGCAAGTCACGAAGAAGTTGCACTCAACGGCACCATCCGGCGCGACAGCACTCAACGAAATGCGGGCAAAATTTCCGGACGCAACGGTAAAACTTGCCTGCGGCCAGGGAAGGCCACTGCCCGCGCTGTTCAAGAACTGAATCTCGGCCCGAACGTTGAGCCCTGCCGTGCCGCGCATGTAGGCCGACAAGGTGACTGGCGTTCCAGGCTTCAACGCGATGCGCCGACTGCTTGGGTTGCCGATGCGCGCCCACACGCTGGCACTCATGCCGGTCACGTCAATGCGCTGAGCTGACTCCTTCGGATTCAGTGCGGACGCGACCACAGACGGCGACACCGTGGCACCCGAGCCGCTGGCGACCGCCCACCCTTCTGCCAAGCCATTGGCGCCCAGCTTTTCGAACGACGGGTTGTAGATCAGGTTCTCTCCGCCGGCGTTTCCGATGCTGTTGCTCACTTCTGTCAGTTGGCCAGACACACTGGTCAACCCTGATTCGGTCGCGCCGACCCGCCCCGTGAGCGCCGAAGTTGCCAAGGCATTGCTCGCTGTATCGCCCTTAACCTGAGTCAGCGACGCGTCGATTCGTGTAATGGCTTGGCCATCAGCCGTGATCTGCTGTCCCTGCTGAGAAACAGTTGACCCCAAGGTTTGCAGCGCCGACGAATCAGCTTTCAAGATCACCTGGCTGAGTGCCGACTGAGCAGCAGCTGCCGCATCGGTGGCCACTTTATCCGTCACCGCGACCCAAGCCGAACCGCTCCAGCGTTTCGGGGTGTTGGCGTTGCTGGTGGTGTCAATCCACAGGTTCTGTACCAGGCGGTCAGCGACGGCAGGCGCTGCCGATTGAACGATGACCTTGCCCTTCCCACCCGCCAGCGTGGCCGCATCTTGCGCAGCCTGCTGGGCCGCCGACACGTTGCCGTTGGTGGTGGTCAAGCCGTTCTGCAGAGAGACGATTGATCCAGACTGGGACGTCAACGATGACTCCGCCTGGTCGACCCGCCCCGTGAGGCTCTGCACCGCACTCGCTGTGGCGGCAGCATTGCCCGCGTCTACCGCGCCGTTGTCGCGCCATCCAGTAACGACAGAGCTGAACTCGATCTGAGTCCGGTCTGCCTCCAAGAAGCCAGAGGTGATGGCCGCAGTTCCGTACACAGTAACGAAGTAGTTACACCTCACTGCTCCAGCTGGAGCCACGGCAGTGTGGGAGATACGGTTGAACTCACCAGTCAGCGCAGTGTTGGATGCAACCGGCGTCCCATTAATACCTCCCCCAGCACTGTTCAAGAACTGGATTTCGCACCGCACATTCATGCCTGGAGTACCGCGCACAAATGCCGACATGCTGACCGGCGTGCCAGGGCTTACTTCAACACGCCGTGTTGATGGATTGCCGATCCGCGACCAAGCAGAGGCCGAGACACCCGTCACATCAATACGCTGCGCGATCTCTCCGGCTGCCAGCGCCGAAGGCACAAGGCTGGGTGTAGTCGTGACACCACTCGCACCCGCGGTCGCCCACCCATCAGCCAAGCCATTGACACCCTGCTTTTCAAACGACGGGTTGTAGATCCAGTTCTCTCCACCAGCTTGACCAAGCGCGACGTCAATCTTCGTGAGCGATTGACCTTGTGCAGTGAGCTCCTGGCCTTGCTGGGTGACCGCGTTGCCCAACACCTGGACTGTTGAGGCGTCAGCCTTCTTGCTCACGCTGTCAGTCAGCGAAGTCAGGGCCTGGCTCTGGGAGGTCAACTGCTGGTCCTGGGCGGCGTCCTTCTGCTCGGTGGCGGTCACACGGCTAGTGACCTGCTGCAGCGCTTGCGAGCTGGCCTTGCCGTCGATGCTGGTCTGCATGCCGTCCATGCGGGTGGCTTGCGACGTGAGCTTGCCCTCGGCATCGCTGACCCGGGTGGTCAGGCTGCTGACTACCGTGGCGTCGGCCTTAGTCTGGGCCAAGGCCAATGCGCCGGCGGCAGCTGCGGCAGCATCGGTTGCAACCTTGTCAGTAACAGCGACCCAGGCGGTGCCACTCCACCTCTTCGGCGTGTTGGCATTGCTGGTGGTGTCGATCCAAAGGTTCTGAGCCAGACGGTCGGCGACGGCAGGCGCAGCCGACTGAACAATGACCTTGCCCTTCCCGCCCGCCAGCGTGGCCGCATCCTGCGCAGCCTGCTGGGCAGCCGACACGTTGCCGTTGGTGGTGGTAAGGCTCGACTGCAGGCCCGAGATCTGCTGGGCCTGGGCTGAGGTGGCGCCCTCCAGGGTTTCGACTTTGGTTTCCATGGTCTGGACGCGCGCGGCCATGCCGTTGGCAGTCACCACCGCCTGGCCAACATCGGTCCAGTAGGTGGCGTTCGGCGGTGGCGTGTTCAGCGGTACCGCTTTCAGGGCCTGGTACAACTTGCCATCACTGCCCAGGGCGCTTTGCCCGACGCTGTAGGCCTTGTCTTTCCGGTACGGCAACGAGCCGGCCAAGGCCGAGACGTTGGCGATCTGCTGCTGCAGGTCGGCCTTGGCAGCCGACACATCAGCGCTCACAGCGGTGATCTGCTGCTGCAAGTTGCCTTTGGTGGTGTTGAGGGCGTTGTTCACCTCACTGATTTGCTGGGCCAGTTCGGTCTTGGCCGTCCCTATCCGATCGTTCACCGACCCAGGGCCATTCTTGTCTATCAGGTCGATGCGGCTGGTGAGCTCCTGGCCCAGTTCACTTTCGGTGATCTGATCCTTGATCTGCTCGAGGATCGCGCCAGCATCAGCGCTGGCCATTCCGGCAACCACTGCCGGGGCCACCGGGAAGAACGGGCCGAGGTTGCCGGTGCGATCCACCAGGCGCGCCCAGAAGAAGAAACGCTGCCCGGCGCGCAGGCCCTGCATGACGTGCTCGTTCTGCGGATAGGCCAGGTCGGCCAGCTTGGTGGCCAAGCCCAGATCGGTGCCCTCGCTGTACCACAGCTCCGTTCGCTGGGTGTCCTCGGCGCCCGCTGGAAAGCCCCACTTGATGCCGATGCCAAACAGCAGACTTTCGGTATCCAAGAACGTAACGGCCGGCGGCAGGCCTTCCTTGCCATTCAGCTGAGTCAGATTCGAGCTTTTCCAGATCGACGTGATGTCGAAGCTACTGACCGCCCGTACCCGAGCCAGGTAAGCGCCGGCGTAGATTCCTACCACATCACCCGAAGCAGCGCCGGTGCGTTGCAGACGAATCCAGTTGCCGTTGTCCTTGCGCCATTCAACATCGTAAGCAACGGCACCCTCCACTGCCGGCCAGGCGATGGTCATGGTACTGACCGCGATACCTTGATCAATCATGTGGTTAGACGACAGCGTCACGCTCGCTGGCGGCTGCACGGTGGTCACCGGGATGACGCTAATCGGGCGCTCGTCCAGCTTGGCACCGGTATCGATCGCTGCAAACTTGCTCGGATTGAACTCGAGCGCGGTGATCTCGTACTCGCCCTCCTGGGTGCGCGTCGTTTTCAGCACGCGGAACAACTGCACCGCCAGGTCGTCGTAGTCGATTGCCCACTGCAGCTCAGGTTCAGGCTGGACGCCGTAATCGGTGGTCACCGTGACCGCGCGCCCAGCGACCGATTGCACGGTGCGCGCCTGAGCAGTCCCATTCGGCAGGTTCAAGATCAGGCGATCACCGGCCTTGATCGGCGTGTCACGGTCCAAGGTCACAACGCGGCCGGCAGCCGCCGAAATCCGGCCACCGTTTGGACGGCCCGCAACGAGCTCGTCTGCGATGGGAATGACGTAGCCAGGCAGTGGAATGCGTCCTTCCATGCCGGTCTTGAAGGTGACGGTGCGGTCCTGGCTGTTGCTCAACAGCGCCCACTTACCGCGGCGTTGGGCCTCGGAGGCCCGGGTGCAGCCAATCGCCGACAGCTCGATTGGGCGATCGCGGTACCGGCGCTGGAGCGACAGATCGGTCACCGGAATGACGTCGGTGTCGTAATTGTTGGCCGGGTTGTCGTAGCTGACCAAGGCGCGGCTGTAGTGCGTGTTGCGCTCGGCGCCTCCGTAGACGAAGTCACCTTCGATTACGTTGGCCCGGGTGAACACGTAGTCAATGTCCTGGGCTCGCGGCATATCCGCCTGCATGAACAGTGAACCGTGGGCCCAGTACACCATGCCCCGGTAAATGGCTGCCAAGTCACGCAGCAGCGTCCAGGCCTCGGAGCGGCCCTGCAGGTTCATGTCGCACAGATAGCGCGGCTCTTGACCACCCACGCCATCCGGCACCAGCTGGTCGCAGTATTGAGCGATGCGGTACATCTCCCACTTGTCGACCATCCACGACTTGATGCGCTTGCCCAGGCCGAAACGATCTTCGACACACAGCCCGTAGGTCACGAACGCAGGGTTGTTGGTCCAGGCCTGCTTGAAGGTGCCGTCCCATACGCCAGTGTAGGTACGGGCTACCGGGTCGTAGTTGGTCGGTACCGGCCAACGCTTGGCCTTGCACTTCACGGTGACAGCCGGGATGTTCTGGAACTGCTGGGCGTCAAACTCGATGTACAGCAGCGCGGTGTTCGGGTAGCGCAGCTTCTGGTCGATGATCTCAGTGTAGCCAGCGATGGTCATCGTGTCGGCGATTGTGCCGCTGTTGGCGTTCGGGGTAATCCGGCGCACACGCAGCATCCAGCCGGAGGACGCCTTGGGCAGGTTCACGCGCACCGAGCGCTGGTAGCCATTGGTGGTTTTGCCGTCCACGGCGCCGAGGTGCGCCTCTACATAAGCACCGCCGTCGGTGGCGATATCGATCGCGTACTCAATGCGGTAGCCGTTGGTGTTGCCGTTGCTGTCCTGCTGCGCCAGGCGCGGCCAAGTCATGCGCACGCGCACGGCCGAGAGCTGGGTGTTACTCAGGGCACGGGTGAACGGGTTGTCGCTGCGCAGCTCCACATTGATGTTGGTCTCGTTCTCGACGGAGGGAATGCCCTGGATGTACTCCTGCTCGACGGAGCCTGGGCGCCACTCCCACTTCACACCTGGGAAATTCACGTTGCCGCTGGCGTCCATGATCGGCGTATTGTCGAGGTAGATGTCACGGTCGGTTGGCGTACCGTCGAATTCGCCCTCACCCACAGCCAGCAGGATCTTGGCGATGTTCGTCGACTGCAGGCTGTCCGGTGCCTCGACCGGAGTTTTCGGCTTGCTGTCGCCGCCCTTGGCGCCGGTGATTTCCAGGTGATCTACAGGGCCCATGCTTTCCTCCGGGCGAAAAAAAACCGCCAGCTGGCGGTCTATGCATTCTTTAGGCGCTATGCCTTGTCCTGCGCCTCAATCGAGGCGGAGATAATCGCCCCACCCCAGCGTCTATCGCCGATGCAGATCGGAACGGGGTTGCCGCTGGCGGTGGTGTTCTTGGCGCTGCCGAAGGCGTAACTCGGCAGGTTCTCAGGTGCGGCACTCTGAGACAGGCCCTTGGCCTGAGGGCTGAGCATCTGGATGACTCCGCCGGCGGCCATTGCTACACCTACGGGAAGAAGGGCCTGGAACCCAGGGACGGGGATGAAGGAAGCGGCAATCAATATCGCGCCAATAACTGTCTGCAGCATCCCCCCACGCTTACTGCCAGCAACAACCGGAACGATTTTCACAACCTTCGCTCCGCCACGACCGAATTCGGTCTCACCTACGTTTGTACCATTGCGGTAGATAGCGAAATTCATTCCCAGGCGGGACAGCCGATCAATCTCTTCCTTGAATCCTGGCAGCGTGATCGTCAGCGCTTTCAGCAACTCGCGCACGCTGCCAGTATCCAGCAGTCGCCGGTGCCACCGTCCAAGCGCTTTGCGCAAAGTTCCTGAGAACTCTATAACGGTCATTTCTTGAGACATGCAGTTCTCCAGACGAAAAAAAGCCGCCAAGTGGCGGCTAATTGCTTAAAACAGCGTTCAAAGGCAGTTTTTCACGGACGAAGTAATCTTTGACCTGCCCATGGTTATTCCTGGCATCCGCTGATACAGCAGCACCTCGCTGCCGTGGACCGTTTGTTTGATTTCCAGAAGCTCGTTGGTCTGACCGATCGATTCAGCTGAGGAAATCAATCGGTAGCCCGTAAGAGTCTCACTCATGGTTGCCCCGGCCTGGTGCTCTTGCCATTCAGGCAAAACGCACAGCGCGTATGCTTTTGGTTCCTTTGTGGTTTCTGCCATGATCGTCGGGCTACTCTTGAGTAAATCGCCGGGCGTAGTGCAACCCGCCAGCAACGCCAGCCCCACTGCACAGATGAGAATTCGCGTGATCATAGTCTCCCCTCAGAAATGGCGCACGATAGATTAGTCGGGCTCTACATCACCATGTCTAAAATTCGGGACTCTAGAGTGCCTCTTGCGTAACACGTCAAATCGGGGGAAGTGTATGGGCTCTTGGTCGAGAAATCGATCGTCGTAGGATTTACTGTCACCGGTGAACCGTCGAAACCAAAGATTTTCGCGTTGACAGTAAATACGTATTTGGTATTAACGGAGATATCTGTGCCGCCTTTTCCCGGAGCGACGTAGATATTCACGCGTCCTTCTAGCTTCGTTTCACGGCTGACATTGAACGCAGCATTTTGGTTTGTAACCGCAAATTTTGCAGAATCTGCCGTGACGTAGTTATAAACTTGCTCCCCTCTCGCGTTACTGAACTTCCGTAAAGTTGACCCACAGTCCACATACTCAGAGGGCCGCGACGTCGAAAAACTAACATTAATCAGACGAGAGCTCTTATCAATATTATTGATAACAAAAAAATCCGAACTGAGCTGACGAACGAGCTGATCCCAGGACTTTTCAAAGTCCGTAGAAACGCTTCTGGTGTTGGGGACTGCCGCTGGCGTTGGGGGGCTATAGTCCATTGAGGATGTTGCGCAACCAACCAAAGTGCCACCAGCCAATAGCAAAACTACCTGTTTATACATGTCGCGCTCCTTAAATGAGCGCAAAAAAATATCATAGAGCCATTCAACTGCGATAGCATAATGATAGCCAGAGGGTCACAGCTCCGAGTCCCGCTCGTCAAGCCGACACATAGCGTTTAGCGCCTTCTCCTTCCCGCCGCGCTCCGCACCTTGATGTCGTAACACAAGGCGCGTCCGGTCGAGCCAGGGCCCACCGAATACGATGATTTCTGATGGTCTGCCCAGCAGGTGGTGCAGCATGAACGGGCCAGGTCCGAAGACCTCCGCCGATTCCTCCGGCAGCCGAGCGTCAGCGCCGAGGTAAATGCCGGCGTGGTTCGGGTGAGCCGTGCGGCCCACGGCCATGACAATCATGTCGCCGCGCTGCGGCTGGCTGACCTGGTAGAAGCCAGCAGCCTCGAAGGCCTGCTCATACAGGCTTGGACCGTCCGGCTTCTCCCACCACCCATCCTCCCGCGCGTAGGCCGGAAATTCCAGACCCCACTCTCGCTTGTACCAGTCAGCACAGACCTGCCAGCAGTCCCAGGCTCCGTGCACGAACGGCCGCCCGAGCAGCGGCGCGTGACCGGTTGGCGCGACTGTGCGCAGGTCACCCTCTGGCCAGGACAGGATGTACCAAGGCAACCCGGTAGCCTCGCACATGGCCAGGTCACGGGGCGACGGCCTGCTGGTGGCATCTGGATGCGAGTGCACGATACCGATCACCTCGCCCTGCTCTTCAGCCGCAGCATACTGCTCGGGCGCGATGCGGAATTCCTCGGATGGGTCAGTCGCGGTGTTTTCACAAGGCACGTACTTGTGCGATCGACCGACCGCCACGATCAGTCCGCATGATTCTGTAGGATAGCAGCCGGCGGCATGCGCTCGCACTGCCTCCAGGATGTGTTTGCGCATGGTCAGCTCCGTGCGATCAGGGAAACGGCCGGGAAGCCGCCGAATGGCAGTTGATTGCCCTGCCCGTAGCGAACGGTGCATCCCGTGTCGAGGCAGCCATTGCACTGGTCCTTGGCCGGGTCGTCGGTGGGATCGCCTTCAAGGTCGAAGTAGGGGCCGGTGTAGCCGCAGTTCGGGCCGCGGTAGCCGGCAGTCATTGCCCAGTGGCATAGCTGCGTCATCTGGCGGCCGATAGTCTCCCCGCCCACGTCGCCAGGGCTGGCCAGCTCCCAAGAAACCGTAGTGCCGTTCTCGGAAACCTTCTGGTCGATGTACCAGACCTCGATCGCCTCTTCGGTCGGATCGGCCTCGGGGTTGCCTGCCGGGAAATTCACCGCATCCAGATAGCGAGCCATGGTGTGACGCATGGTCAGCTTGAACTCGAGCAGGTTGTCGAAGGCCAGGCACAGGGTGGTGATTCGGCCGTTGACGTTGCCCACGGTCAGCGTGGGCCGCACGGCGGTACCATCCGAGTTCGCTTCGATGCCATCGATTTGCATGGGCCAGGCGCCGTACTCATTGCCCTGCCACCAGATCGACTTGGCCGGCAGCTGGTCGGCATTGGCGCCGGCTGCTCGCAACTCCTCGGGTGAATGGGGAATGGCGTGGCCATGGAAGCGCAGGGTGTCGGCGCCGAAGTCCGAACCGTCGAGCTCGAACAGCAGCACCTCGCTGCCAGGCTCCAGGGTCTGGATGTCCTTGATCAGTGACATGCCGGTTCCTTATGGATGAAAGGCCCGCTCAAAGGTGGCGGCAATTTTGAAGCGACCGCCACCAACCGGGGTGGGCTTGGGATCTTTGCAGGTAAACAGGCCTAAATCGCCGAGCGGGGTGGACCACAAGAAAGCTTTGGCACCGCCATGCCGGTCAAAGAACTCCATGATCTTGCGAACCTGGGCCTTCGTGCCGGTAACCGTGATGGGGTAGCTGTCTTCCTTGTTGTTGGGTCCGTCGCCAACGACCTGTCGGTACCCCCCGCCGAAGCGCGACTCGCGGGTTCGGTAGCTGATCTCCGGCGTTTCCCCGCGCTGGGTTGGCCAGCTGAATTTTTCGATGGCCATCAGCGCCTCCCGCTGGTATTGCGATGGCTGACGCCACCTGGACGCCACGAGTCAGCCACCGCTTTCTCGGCAGCCATCTGCATTTGCTTTTGCATGTTCTGCTGGAGCAGCGCTTGATCGAGTTGCATGCCCTCGCTACTCCTGTCCTCCACCACCATGCTAACCGGCGCGGACACGCTGATCGCCGTTCCCCCGCTACCGCCGCCGACCGCCATCACACCCAGCTGACCGCCAGATGTCCTGGTCAGCGGCATGATTGCCTCGTCGCCGGCCTCGCCCATCACGCCAATCTTGCCGCCGGCCATGCCGAATGCCGTGGGTGTGCTGACGATTGTGTTGGTGAAGGCGCCGCCATTTGCGAACAGCTGAACGCCATTGCTCCAAGCGCCGCCGTCGGCCTGGCGGGCAGCCGCCCAGGCGTCGATGATCTCCGGGCTGTAGCCAGCCTGGGTAGAGCCAGCAGAAGAAGCTCCGCCCCCGAACCATGCTGATGCCGCACTGACTCCCAAGCTCGCCAAACTGCTAAACAACCCCGAAGCCGCTCGCTGCGTCTCGATTCTCACCATGTCGGCGAGGATCGACTTGGTGAAGTCGGCAAACGAAAACTTGCCCGTCATGGCGAAGTTCACGATCGCATCTTCCATCGAGCTGAAGGCGTTCGTGAACAGGGATCGCGTCTGCCCGGCGACATCCCGGGCCTGCTCCAGGTAGTTCTGGAAGGCCGACGATGCCCCTTTGCGCCAGTCGCCCTGGGCGGCCGTCATCTGGTCGTAGTTGGCAATGGTGGTTTCCTGCAGGTCCTTCTCTGTCTTGCTCAGGGCTGCCAGCTTCTGGTTGTACTCATCGAGGCTCATGCCGCGGGAGCCGTCACCGTACTGGTTGGCCAGGTCCAACCGCTGCTGGTTCATTCGATCGGTGATGCCGTTCTGCTGATCCTGCAAGCCGCGCTGTCGATCGCCGAGCCCAAGGCCGTCAGCGGAACGCTGCCCCTGCAGCCTAAGCGCCAGGACCTGCTGGTCAAGGGCATCGGTGTAGGTCTGCACTGCCCTGGCCTGCTTGGCCAGCCGCCCCTCCTCATTGGTTGCCAGCACCGCAAGTTCGGTGTCGGCGTCCTTCTGGGCCTTGACCATGCTGGCTCTGGCATCGGCGATCTTCTGGTCCAGCTGAATGCGCTGTTGGGCGCTGGTGCTGCTTCGCCCCTTGGCCTCTTCCAGCGCCTTGATCTCTGCCTCGTAGGCATTCGTGATCTCGGCCTTTTGCTGCTCAAGGATTGCGGCCCGCTGGGCTGCGTACGACTCTTGCGAGATCAGACCGGCCTTCTGTGCCGCGTCCAGCTCCTTCTGGTGATTCTTGTACTCGGCCAGGATGGCATTCAGCGCGTTCTTCTGGTCGTTGAACCCGGAGAGGTCAATCGCCCCTGTGCGGCCGGCCGGATCCTTGAACTGCTTAGCGATATCGGCTTCGACCCGCGCGACTCGCTCCGGCTTCAACCTCTCATCATCGGGGTTCTTTAGCCGGATGGCGTCGAGCGACTTCCGGTATTCCTTCAGTTTTTCTGCGCGCTTCTCAGCGTTCGTCCAAGCGGCCTTTTCCAAGGCGTCTACTTTGTCCGTTGCGACGATTGCGGCCTGCTGGCTGCGCGCCTCGTCCGCTTTCGATTTTGCAATGCCCTCTTGTTCCTTGCGGTAGAGCTGCAAGGTACGAAGCCGCTCTTCGTCCTCCTCTCGAGTTCTGCCGCGCTCCATCAGGTTCGGATTGTCGTCACCCATTATTGGGATCGCGCTGTAGGATTGCGGGTCCGCCAGCTTTCGCTCAAGTGCCTCGATTTGCTGGGCCAGAGTCACTTCTCTGCCGACGCTGTACGTCGCGTCGAGCGCTCCAGCTGCTGCAGCCTTGATTCCTTTCCAAGCCTTCTCAATCAGTCCAAGGTTTTCTGTGATTTGCCCCGAACGGTCCTTGATGGTGTCCGCGTAGGTATCGGTGAGCAGCTTGGCGGCGCCGATGGTGTCGCCTTGCTCCTTCAGTGCGACGATCTGCGAGTACGTCGAGGCGGTCAGGAAGTTGTATTGCTCGTTCAGCTCCTTGGCCGCTGCGACCGGGTCCCTGCCGATCTTTACAAACTCTGCGACGGTCTCCTCCACTGCGCGGCCTGTAGCATCCCGCCATTCAAGCGCAGCCTCGGTGATCTCGACAAAGCTTCCGGCGGCAACCTTTCCGCTACCGGCCAGCTGAGTCAGCACCTCAGCAGCGGCGCCGGTGGTCCCCCCCGTGGCCGATACCTGAGCAGCCATCACAGATAACCGTTCAGCAGTAGTGCCTGCCGCGTTGCCGGTGGTGATCAAGGCCTTCTGGAAGCCTACTGCCTCTTCACTGCCCTTGTAGTAGGCATAGCCCAGCACGCCAACGGCAGCTGCGGCGACAGTGAACGGGTTCACCAGGCCCATGACGTAGCCGCCCAGGGCCTTCACGGCCGGGCCCACTCCCCCGAACATGTCCTTGAGCTGCCCGCCCTGCTGCAACAGCACGGTGAGCGGCGCCTGTCCGCCCTGCAAGGACACCACGATGTCGGTGAACTGCGCCGGCACGCCGCGTAATGCTGCAGCCGTGGCCTTGGCCGACATCCCGGTCTTGTTCAGGGCAACATCTGCGCCGCCTAGAGCCGTTCGCGCCTGATCGATCTT